AATGGAGTATATACAACGTGTGATTTTGCGTTTCCTAGTTTTATTCCACTTGATTATTCACCTGAAAATCTTGTCGTTACAGAAGAAGTACCTGTTACTAATGACACACCTCCTTTTCCAGAAACAGAAAAACCGAAGATACCTGAAATTCCAAAGAAACCACCAGATGAATTAAAACCTTGCCCTGGAAAGAAAGATCAAAGAGTAGGAGACTTTCGTAACGAAAAACGATTGGAACGTGTCATTGGGCATAAAAGAGGAGATGATGGGATTGAGTGTATAACTCTTTATGAGGATGTTCCTTTTGTGGATCAATACATACCAACGCCTAGCGTGGTTGTTAGTACTGCTGTTATCGCTACTGTGGCTGCGACTACTCCTATTATTTTGAATCTGGTAAAACCTATTGTTAAGCAGGTGATTAAAAAGCTGACAAAGAAGAAAGATAAGGTAAAATAACTAATACAAGGAGAGTACGGCACATTTGGAAGCACTTCGTCTGCCACGAATCACTGCCCTTCTATTATCCCTTGTACTAAACAAAGGAACTCTTAACCACAGCACAAAACTCCCTAGTTAAGGGCGAGCCTTTGTTACTCATGAACAAAAGAACCCTTTTAGGACTTTATGGCAAATGGAGTCTTAGGAGGGTTTTTTAATGGGTTTAATATTTGGTCTTGGAGATCTGTATGGCATCTCTTCCCATATAAGCCAATCCTTTGGTTTCGGTGCTAGTAAATAACACTCCTTTTCCCCATAAGTGTACGCTTCGACAAGTAATTGTATATCTGCTGATAATGATTCATTGGTATTAGCTAGTCTGCGATAACTATTTCCTAGAAATATCATCCCTCCTGTTAATATTGCTGCCCCAAAATACGCTATAGTTGCCACTCCAAAATGTAATTTAGTCATCTGTTTTTATTTCGTGGGTGTGAGGTATGACTTGACCTGGTGGGACTGTAACTACAATATCTTCACAAGTAACAGCACTAGGAGTATTAGGTTTGAACATAACACCTAATTTCGCTTGTTCTGAGCAGATTTTGAGTCTATGGAGAGAGATCTCTAATTTAGTTTTCTTATACAATAATTCCTGATTTTTGATATTTATTTCTGTTGCCCTATGGCAAAGTGCTGGTGATTTTCCTAATGGAATGTTTATTTGAGCAGAGATACCATAATTTAAATTAAAGTTTTCCTTCTCGAATCTAGGAGTTTCTTGAACATATTTAATTTCACCTGTATTTTCATCGTAAATATTTTGTCTGGTAACTGTTTCTCTAGGTAGGGAAAATGTATGAGCATCGGTTACATATGGAGTGATAGTAAGGCTAGGAGAAGCACAGATAATACCCTGACTCATTCTGAACTGGGGCATGGAACTGGGGGTTATCATAGTCGCATTATTATTTACAACACCTTGAGCATTAGAGCTAGGACTTGCAACTGTTGTATTAGCTAAAACCTTAACAGGGCAAAGAAGCAAAGCTACTGCCCAAAGGTAGTTGTAGTTTCTACTGTGGTGCTTGTATTTATTGTTCTTGTTATTGTCGTTACTGTGTCTAATCCTGGTGTTATTAGAGTTTCTTGAAGAGAAAATGCTGATCCTGGAGTTGTTATTGTCCATCTTGGAACGGCTTCTAGATTTGGTGCTGTCCAACTAAAGTTCACACCTCCAACTGTTTGTTCTGTAAGTGTTGTAGCTGTAGGATTGATGTAGTTATTTGTATCGGCACTTTCAATGTTATGTCCTGATGCAGAGTAAGAATATCCTGTCCTATATTGATAACTTGTAATAGTCTCATTTATAACTGACTCCGAAGTACTTGAAGTTTGAGAACTTCCTGACCTGAACTGGGGAACTACTGGGACTGCAAGAGTTTTGACAGGTAGTAGCAATAATATTAATAGCCAAAATCTAGTCAATGGTAATACGAACAGTAGTAGAGCCTATACAGCTAGTACCTGACCCTCCAGCAGTACAGGTATGGATTCCGCTAGATAAACTTGTAAGGGCAAGCGATCCAGCAGTCCCCCCAGAAATTACTGTTGTCTGTCCTCCAAGAACAGGAAGAGTTGCTATTCCAGAACTAGGTGTTATCGCAGATTGTGTGGCATCTCCAGCTTGGTAACTTTCACTAAGAGAGAAGGCCGAGCCAGCAGTTGTAACTGTTTTATTAGTAGCTGTAACTCCAGCTAATCCATTAGTGATACTTGATAAGTTAAGACCACCGATTCCATTAGTAACAACACTATCTCCTGATCCTGTGGAAGTAGTTATATTATTTCCGCTTATGCTATAGCTGTTAGGAGCAGCATTAGTAATTACATAAGGCGAGTCAATAGAAATCTGTGCGGAAGTTACAAATTCCTGCTTGATATTAGCGTAAGCTGGTGCTGATATGAGAAATAAAAAAGGAAGTAATTTTTTCATTGTTTTGGAGGAGTGCGATCAACTCTAGTGACGTTAGGTTGTTTTGTGATTAATTCGATTGGTTGTTTTATTATGATTGTTTGATAACTACCATTAGGATCTCCAATCATACCATTTTCTCCTTCTTTCTTTTTCTTTTTTGCTCCTTGTGCTGCATTAACACTAATACCTAAACCACCTAAAATGTTTCCTAACAATCCAGCAGCAAACGTACTATCCACTCTAGGCTGATCTGGGATATCCATTCCAAATAGCTTATTTGGTAATTTAACATATCCGAGGGACAACACTAATAAGCACCAAGTCAAGATAAATGCTTGGGCCACAGTTGAAACTAAAAAGGTAATTTTCTCTTGATAGTCAGGTTTGTCATCTTCTATTTCTTTTTTCCTTTGTTGATTATCTTTGGATTTGTCTTTTTCCATAGGGTTTTTCTGTATAATAGGCATAGATCGAGAACTCGTAAAGTGGTAGAGGTAGTTGCAGCAGTAGGTGGGGCGTTATTAACAGCTTGTTTTGTATCTGTCGGATCTGTTTCTTATAGAGGTAGGCAATCAAGAGATGACCTCGTGCGAAATACCACAGCAATAGAATTATTAACAAAAAAAATAGATAATATGCACGATGATATGAAGGAAGTGTTTCATCGTTTAAAAGAAGTAGAACTTGCAGTTGTAGAGATTAAGCCAAGAAGATAGTTAATGTTTAAGGAGTTAATTTGGGTAAAAGAAAAATCATTGTCACAAGATTTTTGTAATCAAGTTATTAATAAGTTTGAAACTGATCCTTATAGAAAAGCAGGAGAAGTAGATCAAAACAACCCTAGAATTGATAAAGACTTAAAAGTAACAATAGACACTACTATTACACATAATATTGCGTGGAGAGAAGAAGATGAAGTTTTATACAAAGCTTTGGGTAACGCATTATATGAATATGAAATCCATCTACAAAAGACTTCTTCAGGAAAATGGAATCTACATCCCTCCGATGGATACCAAGTAAAAGATACAGGATATATGGTACAAAAGTATGAGCCTAATGGGTTCTATAATTGGCATCACGATTGGTGTATGAACGAAGGATGGTCTAGAATTTACACTTACATCTGGTATATAAATACAATAAAAGAAGAAGATGGTGGCTGGACAGAATTTATTGACGGAACAAGAATACAACCTAAAGTCGGGAGCATACTACTTTTCCCTGCAACTTGGACTTATGTTCACCGTGGCTATACAACAAAAGTTCCTAAGTACATAGTAACTGGTTGGATATATGCAAGGCCATAGGTTTACGCAGCGTTAATAGGAAAGGCCAGAGTCGGTAATGTTTGGTATGTTTGGAATAGAACACATATCTTTATGTCTAAATTTTTAATCAACCTATTCATTAAGTTCGGCAAAAGTGAAAGTCTACGCAAAGCGTGTTTGTCACTTTTAAAAGACTTAAGTGCTAAGTCAGACAATGATGTAGACGATGCAATCGTCAAAATGATTGAACAAAAATTATTTCCTGTCAAATGAGACTTAAAAAATTTCTCAACATTGATATAGAACCAGCACCTCCTGAAGTGGAATTATCTGTTGAAATGAGATGTCGTGACATTATGCAGAGTACTGATTATGACAACATCAAGAGGTATTGTACTCATCTTATACGACATCAACTGGATCAAGATGTTTTTTTAGCTTCTATGTTAAGTAGGCTTATTGAACTAGAAGCTAATCTTATTGCTAAAAGACCTAAACCAAAAAAACCTATTAATCCGATAAAAAAGTTTTTTCGTATTCTTTAAGATATTTTTTTTCAAAATCTTTAACTAACATTTTCTCAGTTTTATCAATTTCAAAGTTAAATTTTAAGACTGCCGTACGAATGTGTTCTGTAATCCATCCTCCTTTTTTGGAAACTACTTGAGCTTTATTTCTTTCGTTTATAAAAATATAATGGTCATAACCTTTAAGCTCTATATCTAAAAGATTTTTTTCAAGATCTTTACGTCTTATTTCTTTTAATTGCTTTAATTTTTTAGAGTCGCTCATTCTTCGTAAGTGTCAGGTGGAATTGATAACCAATGGCGGACTCCATTGATGATTTTATAATTATACGTTCCATCAGTAACTATTCTTGGTTCGGTTTGTCCTTTATTGAATTGAGAAGTCTTGATAATGCTCTGCCTTGTAGTCGATTCTGAATAACTTGATTCCAATTTTCTTTGTCCTTCTTAAGAGCTTCATTGTACTCTTTTTCGTCAATATTGTCTTGTAAAAATTTATAAACAATATCTCGAATCCAAGATGTAGGCTTAACTTTGAGTTGTTCTCTAATGTATTTATCGAAAAGTTCCCCTCTATTTATGTCTATCAAAACATGGTAATATTTTTTGTTTCCTCGAGGGTTTTTACCAGATTGAGCCATGAATATCTTTTTAAAATTATATTATCACAATCTCGTTGTATTAACTTTTAGATTGCCAAGCCTTAATTAAACGCTCCAATTCAGCAATCCTTTGTTTTGCGGCTTCAATTTTTTGTTCTTTTGTCATATTTCCCCTGGGGAGAGTGGCTGAAATTGTCCCATTCTCTATAATCACGCTCCACAGCATTGATTTGGTATGGGACAAGTGTATGGGACAAGTAAAGTTGTCCTACGTTCCAATAATAATGGGACAATCTATTTTGTCTCATAGTGTTGTCCCATTGAAATGTATTGGTACGACTAAGATTCTTCTAATGGGACAAGATACGCACCCTCTCCCCGTGCGAGGACGGCTTTATAAGACTTACTAGAATCTCCATTTTCTATAACTTCGATAAGACCTTTTTTGAGTAATCTTTGGAACGATTTTCTTATCGCAGCATCTTTACCATCAACCATTGGATCGTGAATCATCTGGTTTACGGTGTAAGTTTCTGGGTGGATTTTTCTTAGCTTTTGAAGAACTTTATCTTGAACAGTTGTAGGAGATTCACTATCTGAAGAAATTTCAGGAGTGTAATCAGCGATAGCGAAGGTAAGATCATCTTTCATCTTCATTATCATTTGAGTACCCATTCTTCCAGACCTAGATTTTTCGATAGTAATGAATCTGCTATTACGACCTACTTGATTGATTTGTTCTTGGGTCGGTTTAGATAACTTCCAAGTTTCATCAACAGCATCTCTAATTGCTGAAGTTCCTCTAAATCCGCCATTCTTATTAGCATGATGGATTATAAGAATTGTTGTTCTAGGGAAAAGAACACCATTATTTCTAGTAAGCCAATATAAAGGTTGAGCAAAGTCTGATTTGTTTTCATCAAAAGCTCTACCACCACTACAACCAATAAGGGAATCTATAACAACTAATTTTGGTTCGTGAGTCTGCATTAATTTAATAAATTGTGCATATCTCTGTAATTGCCAATCAGTTTGAATTTTTACGTTGCTATCTACAGGGAAATTCACTTCTTCTAACTGTTCTTTAAGTTGAGATAGTGGCTGATCGCCATTCAATAAAAGAACATTTCCTTGTTCTACAGGAACTTTACTGCCCCTAACCAAGAAAGGATCTCCAGTAGCAATATGTTTTGCCATAGTCCAAGCACTCATGGATTTACCATCTCCACCTGCACCGTAAATAAGAACAACTGAAGGGGTAGGAAGAATGTCAGGTATCAAGTATTCCCTCTGAATGTCTAAAGCAAAAAGATCTGCTATATCTAAAATACCTTTTTGGCTTTCATATTGAATCTGATCGACAATAAGTTTTTCTAAAGATGACTGATCTCTATATCCTGCCTTTAATGCCAAAGTATTTAACTTGTAGTTCATCTCAGCAGGGTTATCTAACTCAAGAATGTTCTTGGCACGTTTAATTACATCGCCAAAATCAAGAGTTGATGTTCTAACTTCTTGAACTTTTTTCTCTTCGGCTTCTTTGACAATCTTTTTATTTTCAGCAGAAAATCTATGTCTTTCAGGATCTTCACGATCAGCTAACCAGATAAGAGTACCTAATCCGATACCACCGCTTTTGAATGAATACCAAGCAGTTGTGCAAGGAGTGTCATAATCTCCTGCCTCTTCCCATTCAGCAGCAAAGTCAGGATCTTGTGCAGACCAAAATGACCATAAAGATAAACCAAGATCATTAGGTAAAGCAGAATGGATAGCCATTCCAACTCTTACCCAATGTTCTCTACTGCCTAGACCTTGATGAGAAATAACAGATAGGCAATCGTGAATGATTTGAGCTATCTCATCTTCCGTTCTATCGCTAAAATCTAAGTCTTTTTTATTTTGTACTGGTTTTGGAGGAGCTTTCATCTCAGCCAATAACCAAGCAGGAGCTACAGGTATTTTTGAAAGATCGCCAGTTAATTTATAAGAACCTTCTTTTGAACTATGTCCACCTGGGTATGCTCCGAAGATAACACCCTGCCTTCTTCCCCAAAGTATTTCATAATTGCCACCTTCCTCTTTACGAAGCCCATGACCCTTTACCTCACCCCATAGAGCCTCTGGAACGCTAAAGATATACTTTGCTGCATCTTTCTTAGTAGAAGTAATTTTAGGAGCACCTACAAGTGTTTCAGACCATTTTCTTTTTAATACTGCATGGTCTTTATCAATATCGAGAATTACAATACCTTTTCCTCTAATGCCTGTATAAAGGCCAATCGCTTGAAGGTCGGAGTTCTTTTCAAGAGCAAGTTCTACGTCATGCTTATCGAAATCTCTTTCCCATGATTCTTCTAAAGGATTTTTACCAGTAGCCTTTCGGCCTGACTTCATTAAGGAGTCTTTTTTATATATGGGTGCATATACTAACTCTTCAGGAAGAGTCTTGACGAAATCAATAATTGTCATGTATCATTCTATTAGGATAAGTGAGAGCCTCCGATTTCTGGTTTGTATTGTTGCCAGACTTCGGGGGTTTTTTCATTTTAGGGTATTTACAAACTAGGGTCAAGCTATTAGAATGAGATTGTGCAAAGATAATTTGCCCATTGATTACAAACGCTATTTATTAATTTCAGCCTTATGAAATTTTCAGCCACTTTTGAAGAAAAAGTCAAAAAAGCAGAAGAGCAAGGGGATCGCCCACTTGTTTCTTCTTATTTAAACCCATCTAAGGTAGATCCAAAAGAACCAGTTTCTTTCGCATTATTGGAAGAAGATCCCCTTATCTTTTGGAAAATCTATGGAGAATCAGTACACGGAGAAAAAGGTAAATCTTTTAGGTTTATTGAAAAGCCTTCAGAAGAAGAAATTCTTACTGAAATGGGTGGTTCTTATCAAAGAGGTACTAAGTTCCAAAGTACAGAACCAGCCGATGCTAAGGAAACATATGTTTGGCCTATCTACGATTACAAGAACAAAATGGTTCGCATATTAGAAGCAGACCAATATCAAATTCTTAGTAAGATCAGAAAATTATCTTTAAATAGAAAGTATAAAAATCTTATGGAATGGGATCTTTCTCTTTCATTAGATAGAGAAGGAGGCCGTTGGAATTATGACATTCAGATTGAGCCTCAAGATGAAGATGATCAAGGTGATCTAGAAGCAGCATGGGAAAAAGTTAAGTCAAAAGGTTTCGATTTAAAGAAACTTTTATCCTATGAAGATCCTTTTGGGGGATAATAAAAGAGGTTAATTTGCTACCTAAAACTGTCAGCCTAGTCCACTGGCAGTTTTTTTATGCAAAGATATTGTTGCAAAGACACAATATATATACTACAATGATGTCATAATCATCATATAAAAATGCCTGAATCTCCTGATCCTTTTGCTTTACACAGAATTTCTATTCAAATAACAAATTCTCAGTATGAAACATTAAAACAACATTCAAGACCTGGAACTTCTATTTCAAGTTTGATTAGAAGAAGTATTGATAATTATTTCATTTCAGAAATGAAACAAGCTATAGAAAACAAAGACTATTTAAATCAGGGAGAAAAGGTAACAGTATAAATGCAACGGCTTAGTTTTATTAACCTTGAAAGTTACATTCAAGATAAAGGATTTATAGTGCTAGATCATTGTTATAAATGTAATAAGGTTAGTTATAGGTCTAAAGAAGAAGCAAGACTTATAGCAGCAGATATGAGAGCTAAAGGGAAAGGCCATTCATATGTATATAAGTGTCCAAAAGGTAATGGTTGGCATTTAACCTCAATGAAACCCAAAAGTGACAATGTGGTTAAGTTTAGAAAAAAGCCCCATTCATCTAGAAAAAAGAAAAGTTGGTAATACTCAATTTCTTGCAATCGAAACGCAAGACAGTTAAAGTAAAACAAAAATCATTCATAAACAAATGACTCTTGCCTTATCTAAAGATACAGATAGGCAGAACTTATTAGCGGAATTACGCCATTCATCTTTGGTTCGTGATGACTCAGGAAAACACAGAGTTTATCGTGATGAAGAGGAGAGAGAATATCATTCAGTAACTTCGATATTAAGACATACTGCACCTGCGGAACAAAAGGCAGCATTAATGAAATGGGCAAAAAGGCCAGGTTCTATAGAGCAACGTGATTTAGCTTGTAGTATAGGTACTGCAGTTCATTCATATTGCGAGAAAATCTTAAAAAGAGCGTCTATACTAGCTATAAATTCAGCAAACAAACGCAATGGTTGGAAGATTTATGAAGATGGTTTGGCACGACCTAGCCAATCAATTACAACATGGGCATTACAAAACGCCATTCATGGTAAAAATAAAGTCGAGGAACAATGGGCGTGTAGTGAGTACACCAGAAATATACAACCTTTTTTAGAAGATATAAAAGCCATTCATCTTAGTGAATTTAATATTAACCATTCATCAGGATATGCAGGTCAATGTGACGCTTTAATAGATACAGAAAATCCTGACGGCCATTCAGAACTGACGATTGTAGATTTTAAAACATATGGAAAAGATACAGATAAGCCAGAAAAATATTTACAGGATCATTTATTACAAATAGGAGCGTATAACGAAGGTTTATATGAAAAAACTGGAGTGCGAGCGAAAAGAGGATTAATATGTATAATAAGGAAGAACGGATTACAGCTTCGTTGGGTAACAGCTATGGAGTTGATAGGTTGTGGTGCTTTATTTAAGGAAAAGGTAGCAGAATTTCAGGATATGGTCAGGAACGATCAATTAGTAGCAGTTTAGTAAGGTTTAGAAAAATCTTGATGAGTAATCATTACCCATTGTCCTTTTCCTGTTTTTTTTGAAGGAGCGATATAGGTAAAGGTATCTTCTGTATCAGGATAGTAAAAGATTTGACCTTCGTAGGGATTTTCAGGAAAGTTAATCCAGTTGTTATTAGGCATGATTAATTCCATGTAATTTTTTAGCAATTCGACTGTTAATAGTCTGGGAAAGGATATATGGTTCGTATTCTAAGTCTAGGTCAAGAGATTCTCTGGTATATTGAAAGTCATCAATAATACCAGAAAGAAAATCTTCATCTAGAGCAGTTTTTTTGATTTGATATTCGTAGTATTTACCTTTAGGCATAATCTTGTCTATTTTCTCTGAGTGTTTCAGCTAAAATATCGTAGCCTAAATCTTCAGCTAAATCTTCGATATCTTCAGCTTCTAATGGGTGGGTACAAATATTATCCAAAGACCTCGAATGAGCATCTTTGAATAGGGTCATTAGATGAGTTAAGTTTGGATCGTTATTCATTTTTTAATCAGCCAATCGAATTTATTTATATGTGATTCACAGTTTTGGCATCTTTTGACAGTCCAAGCAAGATGTCCAGTAGTTGTTATTGAACCACAGTTAGGGCATTTGAGGATAGCACCTGAGTATCTTTTGCATCTAGAGTAACGTGTTACTGGAGTAAAAGAATCTTCGTTTGTCATAATAAATTACCAGTTGTGAGAATAGTATCTATGGGAATGAGATTCTCTTTTACTGTCTAAAGAATTTTTATCTCTTTCTTTTGGAGTGATGATATATTCAGCATCACTATAAGGAGAATCTGCATCAGGAGTTGGATCGTAATTAATAATATAGTCAAGATCATCAATTACTTCGCAAAGTTTTTCTTCAAAAGCAAAGACATCAAAATCTCTATTAGCAGGGTCGATTTGAAGTTGATCATCAATATATTTATTGAGATCATTTCTGATTTGTTCTAATCTAGAAGTCATTCTGTTATGCCCTCCTTAGATGGTCTGCCATAAAATTCCCTTTCGTAAAATTCCTTATCGTGATCATTTACGATCTCCCACTTGAGGGAATCTTCATTAAATTCTTCAAGTTGTTCGATAACTTCAGCATGACCGAAGTTACGATTGATAGCATCATGTCCAAAAGCAAGTTCATAAACTGCTTCGATAAATTGTTTATCAGTCAAGTGGTTCACCTCCTTCTTTTTCATAACATTCTTTACAAAGACAATTCCAACCTTTTAAGTCGAACTCAGAATCCCAATAAAGATCATAAGTGCTGTCGATTTCTTCACACTTATTACATTCGTTAAGTTCTAAACACTCTCGATTAATAGTATAAAATCTTTTTTCTTGTGGAAGAAGATCGACATATCTTCTATACATAATTTCTTTAGTTTTCATTTGCAATCTCCATGTAAGGTGAATCGAAGTTGTCAAAAAGGTAGGAGTTATCCTCCCACCAATCGACTATGTAATCAGAATCAAGATAAATACAAGTGTGATCAAATAGATCAGGGTTTTGTTGCATATAATCGTGATACCACTCTGCAAAGTAATCATGTAAATCTTTATGTACTTTGTAGTGTTCAGCAATTTCTATTGCATGGTGGTTGCAATAGAACTCAAAATCTTGAGCATTTTGGAGCGTTTCCTTCTCCTGCATGATTTGATCTGGTAGTGGGTTATCAATCATTTGTTATCCTCGATAATGGATTGTACTTTTGAATCAAACCAATCGGAGTCAGTAATAACATCTACTTCATGGTTTACTAAATCAAGAACGTAATTCTTAATTAGTTTCGTAAGTTGTAAAGAGAACTCTTCATCAACTTGATTAATAATTGGATCGGAAGTCATTTTCGCTAGCGAAATTCTCAGTTGAAATTAATTTTTTTAAGGTAAGTATTATTAAGGATAGCTCCAATTTTTCTGCGTAAATCGTCATCTTTATCAGTTTTAGCTTTGTGATAATCACGAATTAAATCCTGATAAATTTCAGATTTCAGTTCAGATTTTTGTTGCTGTAAAATACTTTCTATTGGCTCGATATCATACATTTCCTCCACTCTGGTAATCCACTTGTAGACTGTTTTATCACTTACGCAATAGTCAGCAGCAAGTTGTGAAGCTATCTTTGTTTTCTTTGTATTGGAACGGAGCATTTCTGCTATTGCTTCAAATGCTTCATCTCTGGACTCTGTTATGTTCATTATTCTCTACCCTCATCACAATTAAAGTATTTATATAATTCGTCAATATCGTAGGCAAGATCTTCCAAGCAATCTCCTACAGTAATTGAAGTACCATCATTATCTTTTGGACTATTCCAAACATCTTCATTTTCTTCTTTGATGGTTCGTATAACATCAATGATGTTACATTGCATATTCGACATAAAATTGTAATTCATGTACTCATCTCCTCAAATCTTCTTTTAGCATTTTTTTCAGCCCAGTAGCATATTTTTTCTTCTGACCAATTAGGGTGATTAGAAGAGAAATAATCGTATGCTTCGTCAAAAAGATTTTCAAGAATTTCATCATTTACAGGGTGACTCATAAATTTTTTAAAATAAAGTGTTTTTGGGTTATTTAAAAATGGGTCAATAATCATAATTTTTACCAAGATGATTGATAATAAAAGTTATCAAAACATTTTCCTGTTCCTGCCATTTTCTTTTGCCAATCTAAACAGGCTTGCATACGTTTTTTTGTATACTCAAGATCCTCGAAGTAATACTTGTCATATTCCTGAGAACCAAAGAAGCAACCAGTTGTATTAGGTAAATTGGCTTCTGCCTTAGCTATTTTTCTATTTGGATCGGGTTCAGATAAAATGTTATCAATCTCTTCTACTAAGTTAGATATATCATTTTCATCAACATAATAACGTCCGCAGTCATCATTATTATGTTGAACATTTTCAACGAACCATTGATGAATAGAGCTAACTTTTCTCCAATAGGCAATAGGAATATTGATTGAATAATAATTCCAGTTAGTGATTTCTATTGGAGCGTTTTCAAAGCCAATCGACTTAAGAGTAGTTTCAAAATCAGGGTCAATTTCACATTTTCTTCTTTCATCAAATTTTCTTTCAATAAAAGATCTTTTAGCAAAAGAACCTTCAAAGTACATATCTAAACCCATTAGTTTTCCTCCTTGTTTTGTAAATCTTCGATTAATTTTTCATTAATTTGAATCTGAACATCAGATAAGTTTCTAAATCCATCAAAAAGGTTGTCTAAACCTTGAACAATAGATTTGAGAGCTTCGGCATTGTTTTGGTTTAGGTCTTGTTGGTTTTTTGCAAACTCATAAGTACCATTAACTAAACCATCAACAGCTTTTTCGATTTTTGCCAGTTTTGAATCGAATGTATTTAAGGCTTCTAAGACCTTTTGAAAATCTCTGTCCATAAATTTGGGATAAGTGAACACTTTCTTACAATAACATTATAATTATGTAAACGTCAATCCAATTATGATATATTAATGACATATTCATAAAATATTATGTCCTTAATTAAAACTTTTTTATCTCAAATTGAAGAATTAGGTTTCAATCCATACAAATTAAACGCTTTATCAGAAAATGACTGGGACGTTTTGATAACTAAAGCCTTAAGTAAAGATAAAAAACTTTATGAAACTCTTATTCTTACTAGATGCAAATTAAAACTAGAAAAAGGGCTTACTTAAAGCCCTTCTTTTTTGTTTTGTAATACCTAAACACTAATTCAAAGCTATGGAGCATTTGATTTTGAAATACTGCTAACTTTGTTTCTAATTGGTGCTGTTCTTCCAAAATATCCTCATACCTCTGCAAAAAATCTGCTTTAAGCGATGAGATTTCGCAAAGTGTTCTTTGGATCGTGGCTAACTCTTCAAATAAGTCATCATCATTAGAAATAACTCTATTAGACAAATTTGATAATTTTGCTAAGTCTTTTTGAGCCTGAACCATTTCAGGATCGGTTGCTTTGTATTCTTTCATTCTGGCAATTCTCCATTATCTATAGCTTTTTTAGCATCACTAATACTTGAATAATCAGTTCCCCATATTTCATAATATGGGTCATCTTGAAATTCTTTAGCGATATTGTAATAAGGTTTTTGCTGCTTATTATAAAGCTCATTAATTTGAAAACCTTTATAAATTTCTTGAATCATAATTTTAAAAAAATAAAGAATAAAAAGTAAAAGGTGAGATTAACTCTCACCAATTACCATGTCTGCTGCTTTGCTCGCATTAGCTAGTGACTTAAATAAGATCTTTGGATCGGACTTAAGCATTGGACACCATGCTTCTAAATAAGCTGCATGATTTTTTGTATCAAGATTTGAAATCTCAAGTCGGTTACACAACAAATACGCTCCCAGCTCTGCAACCAATTCTTCGTTTGGATAAGAAAGATCATTTCTATTTAATCTTGTCTTATGTTTTGTTGAATGAATACATTCGTGAGCATAAGTAGCTAAATAAGACTCATCGTTCTTAAAGTTGTATCTTTTTGGAACGACTATTTCATCACTTGATTCACGATAGTATGCACGATCTCCACCTTTTATAGTGTTGACTTCTTTTTCCCATTGAAAAAGTCTATCGTGAGCAGTTTTTACTCTTTCATCTAATGGTCTAGGAGCAGAAGTTAAAACAGCCTTATCAATAAGATCATTTAACTTCTTTTCAGATTCTTCATCTAAGCCCCTAATATCAGCGACATTAAAAACTGGAACACATTTATAAGCCATATAAGACCCATATTGAATATTCCCGTTTTCGTCCTTTTCTTTGAGTTCAAATGATCTCTGAAGTGGTTGCATAATCCGAGCAGATTTACTGCCTTTTTTTGGTAAACAACCAATAGATTTTGCTTGCCCTGCTCCTATGAATAATGGTAGATGCCAATTACCTCGAATCGCTGAATACATACAAAGTAAGGCAGGGTTTGAACCCTTATAGACATTGCCAGTTAAGACATTTCTAAATCCTCCTTTAACTTGCCATTCTTTTCGCCATACTGGAACGCCATCTTCTAAAGCCTTGATTAAATCATTCACAATGACTTCTTCAGGCTTTAAATAAGATTTTTTGCCATTCATGGACTTTTTGCCATTCAGAACTGTCATAATTTTTTAGGATAAATGAATTTTTTTTTTTTTGAAAAATTTTTAAAATTTCAAAAAATTAGAAAAAAGGGGAAATTATTCCCCATATGCTGACCGATGCCATTTCTTAAATAATTTTTGAGTATCTAAGGGGCAATCTGTCCAAGTGTCATTCCTGACGATCCAACCAAAATTAAGGAGCATTGGAATAAGCTCCTTATTTTCTATGTAGTGATTAATTAAATGACTCATTTTCTTAAGCTCCTAATAAAGAATCAAGAAAAGATTGATCAACTTTTTTAATTGTTGTCTTATCTTCGACCCAGTCGAAATATTGTGTGATTTGTTTCTGGGTTGTCCTTGAGTGATTTTCTCTAGTCCTGATGCACTCGCCATTGTTGTAATAACAAGCAACGGGAGTTTCGTAAGAAACTAAAATTTCTTTATCTGAGAATTTAAGGAGCGTTTTATTCGCTCCTAGTTTTTTAATTTTCATTTTTTTAAAGTTTGAAAAGTTTGCAAGTTTTTATGGTGAATTTCTTGGACAGCTTCAACTAAGAAGCTGCCCATGTAAACCGACCAACCGAGAGAAAAGAAAACAACTAAAAATTTAAGTGTTTGAATTTTCATTTTTGTTAATCTCTGAAGTTTCAAAGTCATAATCTAATCTTTGTTGGTACGGGCTGAGAATATCGAAACACTCAGCCCAATTCGTACCAGCAAAATAAAAATTGTATTCTTGTTCACCCATTAGAAAAATCTCCTAATGAATGACTGAAACCAATTTCTTTTCTTGATGACTCTAAAACTTGCAGGGATTACCAAAGTCTGATTTTCATTTCTTGCAGGTTTTAAAACTGTGAACTTTGGAAGCTCTACAGACTTAACAACTTCGACTCTATGAAAATAAGGTTGGCGTTGGTTTAGCTTTTGACAAACTGCCAACGCTTGCTCCTGTGTTCTACGCTCAGAAACTAAATTCCATTTTGGAGATTTAGTTGAATAGTCAATCCCGTTGAATTGGGTGATCTGATAAGCGAAACTCATGATTTTAAAAATTAAGTTTTGGTTAATTGAACATAAGTAAAAAGTAATTACCTTTTACTTGTAGGCTGTGCTAGTTCGTGAAGTAATCTGTGACGGGAGAAAGAAGACTTGCCAAAGTGGTTAAGCCCCTTTGCTGCCTGTTATTGTTCGTGAGTGCTACAGCCTAGAAGTAAAAAGTAAAATCTATTTCAAACGCCGATGAATCCTTAAGCTCGAATGTTCCGCAGTTGTTCGAGGTCTGGGGCGGTTCCACTGGTCGGTGGTCGTTCTGTTCGGTTTCTGATTCCTAAGAGAAACCTAATTGCTAGCGTATAAATTCACCTACATATATGTATTATAGATCCACTTTGCTGTTATCGTGAGGCCAAAGTTAACAATTTGTTGTAATTATTATTTCTTCTAGAATCGCTTCAGACAGGCCAAAATTTTGAAGGTACTAACACACCTAAAGGCTGCCAGAGTGGCATCAGAGAGCCACACAGCCACCTTAGAGCGTTTAGGGGCAGGGTTGCAAAAAAAATTTTTCTATATAGGACGCCGAGGAACTTAAATATATATCCGTTATCTTCGTTACTAATATATGTGTACTACTTTGTTTCTACTTTAATAGATAGTTCAGGTGCTTGAATATTGACTGTCTCTACAGACTCTCCAATAACTTTGCCTAGTGAATCTAATATTTGTGCTGCTGTTTGTAATTGACCTTTTGAGATTGCTTTATTAAATAATCTGACTCTCATTGCTTGAAGTCTTGGAAGCATATTTTCTCTATCTTTTTCCCAATCTTCATTATTCCATTGTTTTACTCTACTCCAATCACTCCAAGCTGAAGTTTCTGCAATACCTTCAATCTTTGCATGCTCCAAAACAAGTTGTCTTGTAGTCTTACCTTCTAGTTGACGAGAATATAACCTTTGACTTCTAGCTTGGATATGCTCTCTTGTATTGCAAGCAAATTTAGAGCGTCTTTTTTTCTTCTCTTGTTGTTGTTCTTTAAAATCTTCTGGGACGAAACCAGACAAAATAGATTCAGCCACGGACTCAATCAAAAGTAATGTAATAATTGAATGATAACCTAGAAATAGTAAATTAGGCTATAAAAGGGGGGTAATAATTGAAAAATTTGTTATTTTTTAGTGTATGCCAGTAAAAAACGCACCAGAAATCAGTTTAAGATATGCTCAAGGTCAAGTTTTTAGTTGTGAAAAACGATTCCGTGTTCTTGTAGCTGGCAGAAGATTTGGCAAATCATATTTATCCTGTATAGAACTACTTCGTGGGGCAATAAATAGACCAGGGGAGACATATTTTTACTGTGCACCGACATATCGAATGGCGAAGGATATAGCATGGAAGGAATTAAAGAGGTTAGTGCCAAAAATATGGGTCAAGTCTAAGAATGAGACAGATTTGAGAATAGAATTGATTAATGGATCAACAATCGAGTTAAAGGGAACAGAAAATGCGATGGCTTTAAGGGGAAGAAGTCTTTCGGGGGTGGTATTAGACGAAGCAGCATTTATGGATCAAGACGTATGGGCAGAAGTTATAAGACCAGCTTTAGCAGATAAGCAAGGGTGGGCGTTATTTATTAGTACACCTGATGGAACTGCTAGTTGGTTTTATGATATGTGGTGTTTTTGTGGAGAAACTGAACGAGATGATTGGGAAAGGTGGAGTTTTACCACGATTGAAGGGGGTAATGTAGCACCAGAAGAGGTAGAAGCAGCTAGAAGTCAGTTAGATGCGAGGACTTTTAGACAAGAATTTGAAGCTAGTTTTGAAAATTTAACTGGATTAGTGGCTATCAGTTTTAGTGATGAAAATATTGATAAGGAAGTACAGGATTTACAGATGTTACCTTTGTTAATCGGGTTAGATTTCAACGTAGATCCAATGGCTGGAATCTGTGCTTATAAACATGATAATAATTTATATGTTTTCGATGAAATTATGCTTACAGGAGGTGCAACTACATGGGATTTTGCCGAAGAAGTTGTTAGAAGGTATGGGGTAGAGAGAAGAATTATTGCTTGTCCTGACCCTACGGGTAGTGCAAGAAAAACAAGTGGGGTTGGGGTTACAGATCATACGATTTTAAGAAGATCTGGTTTTACTGTTATGAGTCCCAAAAGTCCCTGGAAAATTAGGGATAAAATTACTGCTGTTAATACTGCCTTGTTAGATGCGAATGGAGATCAGAGAACTTTTATTCATCCGAGGTGTAAAGAGTTAATAAAATCGCTTAGAACTTTAACTTACGCTCCAAATACAGGACTTCCTAATAAGAATTTAGGAGTTGACCATGCTTTTGACGCTTTTGGGTACTTATGTTTACAGCAATTTAACTTGGCAAAACCAGAGACATTAGGCCAGACTTCGTTTAGAATATATTAAAATCACTTAATTTTTCCTATGCCTTACCATAAAGGTGTAAAAACGAAGAAAAAAACAGTTAAAACGGGTAAGAAAAAGAAAAAATAACTGTGAAAGTTGCAGTTTCAAGGTAATATATTGTTATAAGTAAAATTTTCTTTAAATCATGGCATTTTTTCGTGGCGAAGAAGGCTCTGTATCTTTTGATAACGGAACTGGAACAGTCGGAGCTATCGCTTCTACAACTGCTTGGACATTAGACGTAACAAAAGACACTTTAGAGTGTACTGCTCATGGAGATACTTCAAGAAAGTATGTTGGATCTTTAAAATCTGGTTCTGGTACAGTTGATCTTCTTTATACAGCTACATCTGGTGATAATACTGCTGAAATAATTAATGATGTACTTACATCAGAAGATGCTGGTGATGCTGCATTTAACCTTTTCTTAGATACATCAGGATCTAAAAAGTTAAGTTTTAACGGAATTATTACAGGAACTTCATTTAGTTCTACTGTCGGAGACATTTCAACTGTATCTGTCAGTTTTCAAACTAATGGTGACATTACTTCTGCTGTTTAATATTTATTCAAAAAAAACAAGCAGGAAAATTAAATGACTTTTGCAATTCCAGGCAAAATTAAGACGAAGATTATAACTTCCACTTCTCCTGGGGGAGTGGATAGTCCTTTTACGAGGACAAGAGCAGTCCTGGATATGATGAAAAGTTGGGAAATAATGAAGGCTGTTACTGAAGGGACTGAATATTTAAGAGAAAATAGTGAAGCGTTTTTACCTCTTGAGCCACGGGAGGATTATGACGCTTATATGGCAAGAGTTAATCGTGCTGTTTTTAGTCCCTTTACCCAGAGACTAATAAGAGCAGCTACAGGTTTAGTTCTAAGAAAACCAATATCACTCATAGGAGATCCTTATTGGACTGAAATGTTCAAAATGGATGTTGATGGTTGTAAGTCAGATTTAGATGAATATGCCAGAAGAGTATTAATGTGTTCTCTTACTTATGGTCAAAGTCATATTCTTGTAGATTATCCTGCACCATCTGGAGCAAGAAGTTTAGCTGAAGAAAGAGCACAAGATCGTAGACCATACTGGATTGAAGTAGATCCTTTAAATCTTTATGGCTGGAGATTAGATAGAGAATCTAACTATGGAAATCTTGTACAGGCAAGAATTGGAGAAAAAGCAGTCGTACCTGAAGGGAAATTTGGAGAGAAAGTTTATGATCAGGTAAGAGTTATAGAACCTGGGAAATATAGAGTTTTTCGTAAAAAAGATCAAATTGATGAGATGTATGATCTTAACGATAATTCTTACGCTGGAGAATTTGATGCTACAACTGTTAACGAAGATTTTAAATTAGTAGAATCTGGTGAATTTTCTCTTGGTGA